ATCGCAGCAGATGCTTCGGTATTAGTTCCAACAGTTGGAAACGGTGGCGTTGCTTCTGCAATCACAGACGCTAACGTAATCGACAAATTGAAACAAGCTCGTAACGTTATTGGAAAAGCAGTTCGACGTAAATCGGATTTCGTTTATATCGTATCTACTAACGTTTACGATGCTTTAGCGGATGCGGTTTCAGATAACAAGGCAAGCGGTTTGTACTACATTGAAGGAGATGTTTTAAAATTCCAAGGTACAGATGTTTACAAAGCAGACGGAGCGAGCGATGATACTATCATTTGCACTTATTGGAGCAACTTGCTAAACATTCAAGACTTAATGGATGAGGAACTAGGATTCAACATTGTTGACTTCATGAAAACAACACTTGACCGTAAGATTGGTGTACGTGTTGACTTTAAATTCCAACCTTCGTACGTTAACTCTGAGGAGATTTACGCTCACTTATTTGCAGCGTAAGAGATAGCGGGGAGGGGGTAACTTCTCCCCTATTTTTAATCATTAAAAACACACAATATGGCAACTTGTAATACACTTGTTGGCGTTCCAAATGACTGCGGGGATAACAACCTTGGTGCGATGAAACGCACTTTAGTAGCAGACTTTGAGGATGTAACAGGGATAACAGTAACAGACACAGCCGACCCTGATACAGATGGGCAGATTTCAGCCGTAACAATGGCAAGCGCAACAAAATTCGAGGATTTCCGTTTCCCTAAAGATACGTCTATGTTCTCACAAGAATGGGTTGGGGATTTAGTAGCAGACACACACAGCTATTCGCAGACCGTTGAAATGGGATTCCGTAGAATTGACCTGCGCAAACGTAACGCTATTATGTTAATGGCAGAAGGTCGCAGAAATTTAATTGCTTTCTGTCAAGATTTTAACGACGATTGGTGGGCGTTAGGTACTGACCAAGGTTTGAGACTAAACGCAAATCCAGCAACATCAAACAATACACGTTCAGCGGGGCAAGCGTACCCAGTAACGTTATTTGCAGAAAATGAGCGTTACCAATGGTATAAGGTAGACCCTACTATTATTGACGCGCTATTGATTGCAGCGCCTTAATTATACCTACACAATTTTAAAGGGGTACGTAACAGTACCCTTTTTTTGTACATATAATTATAGGATGAGTAATTTCGTAATAAATAAGGGCGGTATAAATAATGTTTGTGTAACAGTTAGCGAGCGCAGCCAATTAGTAAACCCTTTCTTTTTACTTGTGTTTACTAATAAATTTACAGGAACGCAAGATGTTTGCAGTCTACAATATAGCGCGTCAAATAACAGATACGACCTTTTTCAAATAACTGAAAAGTCAAACCCCGATAACACAAACGGAGAAATTCACTTGATAGAGGGCGAATGGTCGTACAGCATTTTCGAAAGTGCTATCCAAACACTAGACCCCGCAAGTACTACGGGCAGAGTTTTACAAAAAGGATTTATAATAGTTAATTGATATATGGGTTGGTTCAGCAAAAAAGAGGAAGTTCCTCAAATGGAAAATAGAGAAGTGGAGGGATTCCGTTCTGTAAATACGGAGGGTTTAGACCTATCGCAGCCTTTTGTAGATGACTATTATTCCAGGGGGTATAATTGGGTATTTTTTGGAAGTGATAACCTTTACCCACAGATATTAAACCAACTGTACATATCAGCACCGATGCATCAAGCGTGTTGTAATTTTAAGCGGTACAGCCTTATAGGTAACGGATATGAATGGACAGGATACGATTCTATGGACGTTGGAGAAAAGATAGCTATTAAGCAGTTCGAAACGCAAAGCGATTTTAAAAACGCGTCCGTTAATATTTCAATGGATTGGATAAAACACGGGCGAGTAGTTGCTTTACTTCATTATAATAAGCAATACAAAAAGTACGACTACTTCCGTTTAATTGATCCGCAAGATATACGAAATAACCATGTATCTATATTTAGCAGCCGTCCAACCATGTACTTTTATTCGAGAGATTGGCAACAGCGTACAACCTCGCAGAAGTTCACACCGTATAAGTTAGGCAATACCGATGAATGGCAAGTAATAGAGCTACGGAATGATGTAGGTGGTTTTAAGTCTTACGGAATGCCTGACTGGGTTTCTAGTGCGAACTGGCAAAAGGTAGGCGCAGACATTGCTTTGCTACATAAATCAGCGATCGAGAATGGAATCCAACCTTCTGTTATATTCCGCTACCCTTACACGCTTTCCCCCGATGAGCGTAAGACATGGGATGATGGAATGAGAAGATATGCAAAGGGTGCAAAGAACTACGGACGCGCTATGAAGGTAGAAGCGAACGGGAAAGATAATTTACCTGAGGTTGACGTAGCGAGTACCACAGACAACCACGCACTATTCGAGCAGACAAGTCGAGAGTACAAAGAGGAGGTTGCGATTTCTCACAATATCAACCCCGCTTTGATGGGGGTGCGTATACAGGGGAGTTTAGGGCAAAGCGAAGAAATTGAGTTTAGTGCGGAGCAATTCAAAAAATTATGGGTGCAATCTAACCGCGAAAAGTTACAAGACTTTTTAAATGAATTAGCGAGTATTTGCGGTGTGAAGGCTTCACTAGAGATTAACGAAACGGATATTTTAACCGTTAAGGAAATGATGGAAGAAGGCGTTACAGAATCCGACAACGGAGAACCAATAGCGGTAGACAAGGAAGCAGAAGCAAGAGCGCAATTAAAAGGTTCAGTCGGAGGGGTTCAGGGTATAATCCAAATCCAAACATCAGTGGCGCAAGGATTAACGGACAGAAATAGTGCGATTGCATTACTAGAGTTAATTTACGGATTCTCTAACGAGGAATCGCGTAGGCTTTTAGGTAACGTTCAAGAGGGCGTGGCAGCACCTCCGAAAGAAGTTACAGAAGGGCAGCAAGGCACCGAGCAATTCACAGACAACACCAATGCAGCTTTGAAAGGTTTGAGCGCAAAAGAAAACCAAGACTTAATGCGGATAGTGCGTGACTTTTCAAAAGGTAGACTTGCTGAGCCTATCGCGCGTACACGTTTGGCAGCCTACGGAATTGATGCGGATACAATAAACGAAATACTACAACAATGATATACTTTGTAACGGAAACTTTTCTAAAAGACAAAACAGCGATAACGCAAAACGTAGACGCAAAAGACCTCGCACCCTTCATTGCCTTCTCTGTTAAAACATACGTGCAACCGATACTAGGATACACTTTCACGGAGGATTTACTAACGAAATACAACGCGGGTACACTTAACGCAAAGGAAACGGAGTTAGTAGAGTTCGTTCAGTACGTCACAGCTCATTACGCAGCTTATGACGCTATACCGAACTTATCATTCAGAGTAAGTAATAAAGGTGTTCAAAGCCAATCGGGTGACTATTCGGCAAGCGATGGGATAGCGGCAACGGAATATATACGAACAAACGTGTTGAAATTTGCTAGAGTTTATGAAAGCAATATGCGTGCATTTCTTGAATTAAACCGTGACGAGTTCCCTTTGTACACAGATGAAAGCAATAACGACATAGAAGCACCCGACGGACAAGAAAGACCGAAAACCGATATTTCATGGCTATAAATACACTTGTAACAATAAAGGACGCTATACAGGCTTTCGTTGATGGACACGACCAACTAAAAAGGGTTATATTTGAAGCGGACGACCAACGGGCAAACTATATAACAGAGGGGAACGAATTTCCTGTTATGTTCGTTGCACCTATTGACGTGGACGTTACAAGAGCGATGAATGTTCACACTTTACGTGTTTATGTTTACGAGCGCATAAATGATGACCGTTTGGACGTTTGGGAAAATGCAAATGATACGAGTTTAATACTTCGTGATTTGCGCGTATGGTGGAACGGTTACAACGAAGATAGCGACATTGAGATAGTCGAAGATCCTACGGGAACATTTGCGAGTGACAGAGAATTGGATAAGTTGGTGGGGTATTATTCAGATATTGACTTTCAAATACCCTCGCATGGACGCTGCGAAGTTCCTGTAAATGTGACACCTTCACCGCCTACGAATTGTCCAGTGGCGAGCTACATAGTAGAGTATACGGACGGCACACCGATTGAAAGTGGAACGATTCCAAGCGGAGGAACTAAAACGGTAACCGTTCCAAACTGCCCAGATATAGAAGATGCTACATGGACGCTTAGAGACGAAAGCGGTACAACTATAAGCACTGGAACAATAGCAAGCGGAGGAACTGCGAATATAACAGCACCTAGTGCGAATATTCAGAACAGTGACGGCACGTATAACGTGGACGTGGTTTCAGATGGTTCGTTAGTACTTCCAAACCCTGACGTAATTATAAACGGCAACAATGAAGGTAGCATTGTAAGTATTACAGATGTAGACATTAACCTCACAGACAGCAGCGGCACTGTAACGCCTGACAGCGTAACGGTAACGGGTAACGATGTTAATATAACGCTTGCGGATAGTAACCCAACTCCCGTTGGTGCTACATTGATGAAAACAGGGCAAACAACATCCTATGCAACAGGCGATGACGGAGACTTGCAAGCGGGTAGAGCAGTTGACTTTTTTACACTGCCAACAAATAACCCATTCGGAAACACA